ATATGCCGATAACACACCTTTCGATTAAGAATAATCACAATAATCATTTAGCCCATGATTGGAGAGATTTACAAAGAATCAAAAACGAAATTTGTGGTGAGGAAAAAGAAGCAGTAGAAGTATATCCTGCAATGTCTAGAATGGTTGATACTAGTAATCAATTTCATTTATGGGTATTCATGGATAAAGCACCAATCACATTGGGTTGGGAAAAGGGTATGGTATTAGAATCGCAAGATGAAGCCGATGAAATATCCCATCTTTACAACTTAAGAAAAGGTCAAACTTCACAAAGAACAATGGAGAAGGGATTCATATGAGATTTGGTAGTGTAAAACACGCAGAATTTGAAATCATAAAAGCAATCTCCGAATGTGGTTACAATCCTGATAGACAGTTTTCTGTAACTCTAAGAGAAATCAAAGAGAAGGGAGTTCCCGAAGGAGATAAAGTAGCCGAGAAACGCTTCCATAAAGCAGCGTTGAATATCGGTAATACTTTCAAAAACAAAATGGAAAGCCGTAGAAAATATTTACCTAAGAATCACCCCGAATACACAGGTGATGTAGAGTAATATTTTAAGCCAAAAATTGTTCAGTCGTTACAATGTTCAGCAAGGAGATGCTTCAAGGAATACTAATCTCATGTCCTAAACCTGAGTGTAATATCACTAAGAACGATGCTAGTAGTATCGGTTATAGGGTTAGGCTAAAGATTTCCTTTAGAGGTAATGAGAACTTTTTACTTTCATTACAAAGAACACTTTTGCAACACGGAATAACATCTACGTTGAAAGAACGTGAAAGTAAAACACGCCCTAAACCAATACTGAAAATAACAAAAAACTCAGAAATTGGAAAGGTTTTAGATATTTTACCACCTAAATTAGATAATTCAAATGTAGAATGGGATGACTTCATCAGAATATTTTCTATTGTGTATAATGGAAAACATCTATCTCTTGAAGGGTTTGAAGATATTCTAAGAATAAAAGAGTTGGTCTGATGCTTTGTTCTAGATGTAATCTAAATGAAGTTGAAAAAGGATTATGCAACATTTGTAAATTATCTGTAATGATGGGCGAGCCAAAAGAAGAAGCCACAGATGATGAAATCATAGAACATTATACAGCCAATAGATTATTTCTAGGTTGTAGAGAATGTGGTGGTGCAACATTTGGCTATGAAGCAGGAGTATATAATGAAAACAATTTGAAATGGTTCATAATGAAAATTAGTTGTAGTTGTGGAGCAAAATACGATGATATATTAGAAGTGAGGGTCGAAGATGAGCCTAATAAAAACAACAAAAAAACACATACAAAATAAACCAATAATAATAGTAGGGAAAACAGACACAGAAAAGAAAACAAAAGCACTTGAATTCGTTTCTGAAAATCATATATTCTTCTATGCTAATGAAATAGAAGAATTAGATAATTTCAGTCTAGATGATAGTTTGGGATTAGTGATTGATGAAGTTAATTACAAACCTAAAACTGATATTATCAGAAAGGCTATGCTTGAATATAGAGGTCAAACGGTTCTTCTTTCTGATAATCAAAAGGACGTACCTAAATCTATCATGTCTTTATGCACTCTAAAACGTTGCACAAAGCGAACAATGGCCGAAGATATACAATCTATAGCCCCACGTTCTCAAGAGCCTAGAAACTATGATATTGATACCTTTTCAATGGTGCGTGAATATCTAAAGAATGCCGATAGAGAAGAAGTATCTCAAATGCTTCTACTAACTAAACCACCCGATGTTCAGATATTGAGTTGGTTAGTACCTAATCTACACCCAAACAAACTAGCATTCGTAGATTATTCTGTAAAGCGTAGATGGAATGCTACGTACTTTTACGAATTGTTAGCCTATGCACACGAAGGTAGATTGCATAGAAAGATGCAAATGCCTACTAGAAAATCATATTCTATCAAACCAAAGATAGCAAAGAGAATTGGATTTCCACCACATCTCTTTGATGACTTAATTCAAGATGAACAATTTAGAAAATATGTTCAATCGAGAGTTGATAACACAGAAAACCGCCTTCTAAAATTGGGAGAGAAAAAGCGGAAAAGGAAAACAGACCCAATAATACCAATACAAACTTTAGAAAAATGGATGAATTAAAATGCTATGGACTGAAAAATATAGACCACAAAAAGTAAACGACATAATAGGACAACCTAGTTTTACATTAGATGCACAATCTTGGATTATCCAAAGAGATATGCCTAATGTTTTGTTATTCGGAATAGCAGGAGTAGGAAAAACTGCTGCTGCTACTGCTTTAGCAAAAGAAATGTTAGGTGAAGATTTCAAAATGAATTTTACAGAAATCAATGCGTCTGATGATAGAAAGTTGGAAACAGTTAGAAACCAAATAAAGGACATTGCCTCTACATCGAAAGTAGGTGATGTTCCTTTCAAGATTATCTTACTTGATGAGATGGATGGTATGACTAAGGATGCTCAGAATGCTCTAAAGAGAATCATGGAGCGTTATTCGTCAAACTGTAGATTCATCATTACCTGTAATGAAAGATTCAGAATCATTCATCCACTTCAATCGAGATGTGCTAACTATCAATTCAAAAGATTAGATGCAGATGCTATGCTTGAAGTGATGCGTAATGTTCTCATTTCAGAACAAATGAATAAGTATTCCGATGAAGAATTGGAAATGTTCATAGAGTCATTACATGGAGACATGAGACGAGGGCTTACTGAACTACAGGCTGCGTGTTTTAGTAAGTCCTCGCTTGAAAATCAAATCAACAAGAATTTGAAACCCTTTACTGAAATAATAGAATTACTAATAGAAAATAAACATCACAATGCTTTAGAGAAGGTGCATAATTTGATTTACGATTCATACGATATGAAAACTATTTGTGTTGGATTACACGACACAGTTAGTAAAACAGATATTTCCCATACTCAAAAATTTAAGTTTTTGAGAATTATTGGAGAAGCAGAATGGAGAAGTGGGAACATGACTCCAAAGGTTTTGGCTTCTTGGATGATAGGGCAAATGGCTTAAAGGAAACCAAAGAAAAAAATGGAAGCGATAAAATGCAAAATGAAATAACAGAAGAAATAAAGAAAGCGGCGGAAATATTAGAAATGAGCCTTGAAGATGCTCAGGCTAAGTTTGATGAGATTTGTTCTCAGAATAACGTAAACCCTGAGCAAGACGCTCTTTTAGCGAGAGGTCTTTGGAGACAATATTTCAGCAGCGTAAGAAACGCACAGAAGAACGGAACAGTAAGAGAAAGTAGTGGCGGCTTATTCAAGAAAGCCTTTGGTTACTTTATCTCCCTAGAAGATGCTAGAGATATGATGGCTATGCAACGAGATAGAATAGTAAATGAATATCGTAGAGATGCAGATATGACTTTCACTCTAGGAAAAGTTGCAATATTCAGAAGTTTACCTGATGGAACATTTGAGGGTAGAATGATGAAAGATAGTGTAGAATCTAACAAGATAATGAAAGAACTACCAAACAATCATGTTGAAATTGATTCAGGACATTACATTGTTCCTCTAGATTCAGTTAGAATGTATGGTACTAATCCTAATGCTAACTTCGGTAAGCCACTACCTAAAGAAGAATATAGGCGTGGTGGAGTTTTCATTGGTGAAGTAGATGGAAAGAAGGGTAAGTATTTCTTTAACTACAAGGGTATTTCAAGTAAATACTTTGCACCAAAGACTTTCCAATTCGTACACTTCTTATGTATTGTAAATTCAAACGATGATACAAAGATTCACGGTGGAACTAACACAACTTTAGAATCTCTAGTGTATAATGCAGACTTGAATACAGAAGATGAAGAATACGTTGATACTTCATCATATGTTATTCAAGATGAAATAATGGAATTGTCTGTAGATAATTACTCTCCGTTAGTTGATTTGGATAGATATCATAGTCAAGTATCTAGTAAGATTTACCCTGATAGATTCGTCTTTACAGATGGTAATGTTACCGCAATCAACATGACTCCTACAAAGAATGGTAATCGTATTCTAACACTAGATGATTTGAATACTGATTTCGACTTTGAAAGTGATGGTTGGAGTGGAACTACTTGTTGGATTCCTGAACACGTAGATATTGATTTTGGTATCGGTTCTAATGTAATCATAGTCGGTAGAACATCACAATCAACTGATGATATGGGTAATCTACAATCTCCTACAATTAACGTAAATGGTATTTTCGTTCTAGATGCTAGAGGTGGAAGTCCTGAAAAGATTGACTTTGTAGAAGAAGAAACTTCTGATTGGTTCTTTGACTGAGGAATTTGAATGAGTTATCAGACAAACCCAAACGGAACTCTCAGTAGTTACTTGATTTCAAATGGTACTATTTGGGGTTCAAGTTTTGCCTTCAAGTTAAAAGAACCTAGTTTTCTAACTTGGAGAAAAAACATTGAAACCGGAGAATATTGGCTAAAGTTCCATTTCAAGAATTCTAAAGAAATTAGATTAATTGTATCGGAACTCGGACTTGAAGAAATAGTAAACTCAACATATGAGTTAGAACATTTTGAAATTATAGAAAATGAAAATGGTGATAAATATGTCTTGGAAAGAAATGAAAGAAAAACAAAACAATGAAGCAGTAAGTGAAAAAGAAATAACCGAAAACAAATATGATTTGATGAAGAAGAAAATTCTTTCTCAAATTAGTGAAAGGCAAAAGCGTGATAGAGCATTTTTACTTTGTTCTATTACCGGAAACCCAAAGGTAGGTAAAACAGGTCTAGCATTAGACTGTAGAACTGACGAAGAAAAAGAAAAGGGAATGAAAATTTATGTTCTCGACTTCGACAATGGGGCAGAACCTACATGGGATTCAGCACATGATAGAGATGAAAGTATTATTATTTTCAACCCTGTAGAAATGAATCCTGATGGAACTACTAATTGGCAGGAAACCTTTGATTCCGCACACGCATTTTGTGATTTAGTAAAAGAAGATATTGAGAATGGTCATGTTAAGGCAGTTGTTCTCGATGGTGTAGATAAGGTCTATGAAGGCTCAGGAGATGTTCTTAGAGAACACCTTGTAAAGAGCAGCAAGAGAGATGGTAGTATCGTTCTAGATACAGATTCTATTATGGTTAAGCCTCTCGATTGGAAGATTAGAAACAATATCTACAACAGATTACTAGATACCTTTTGTGCATTGAAAGCAGATAGATTTTTGATAACACATATGAAATCTGTTTACGGTGATATTGTTAATCCTGTTCCGGTCGGAGAAGTTCCTGATTGGCACAAATCAACACCCGCTAAATTCATACAAATGATACATATTAATAAAATAAAACAGGGTAAAGAAACTAAGTATATTGCTGAGTTACAAGCAAGTAAAACCAATTCTGACCTAGTAGGTAGAGAATGGGTTATCTTTTCAACAAATGGAAAGAATGCTTGGTATGGAATCCCTGAATTAAGGGAAGGAAATATATGATTAGATTATCTAAAAAGATTTTATCAGAAGCATTAACAGACATCAAACTTTCAGGAAAATACTTTGTTAGTTCAACTAGCAAAAAATATGAAATTAGTGATTACGCAACCTTTGTTTGTGGCAACGGTGTTGTAGATATCTACAATGCCGATGCTGCAACAGGTTGTTGTATTTCTATTGCAGGTCAATCAACAAATGATGTTATGTTTGTATCTTCTATTAGTAAGATGTTGAACTACATCAAAAATATGGAAGAAGATATTGCAATTACTGTTGATGATTTCATTACTTTATCTGATGGTAAATCTACCTTCAAATATGGTAAAACTTTGAATCATCCTACAGAAGCCATGATTGCAAGACTAATTTCATTTAATGAATATTTGTCGAATGTTAATCTTGATTCAACTGTTGATGTTAATGATGCAGAATTTATTGAATTTAGTAATACTACATTAGAAGCAATGATTCATATTAGTCCTGATACATTAGATAGTGCTATCAAATCATGTGATGCAATTGGAAGTTCTCTTTACAAAATTGATATTCATCCTGATGGTGAAATAATTCTTTCTAGTAGTATTCATAATAATGCTACAGAATTTTGTTCAGTTAATTTAACATCTGATGTTCAAGTTAAGGGAGAACCCGCTACTGTGTCGTTTACAGGTCAAGTGAATAAGTTCTTTTCTAGAACAGATGATGCAGTATTCATACAATTGAAAGATGAATTTCCTTTATTCTTTGTTCAGAATGATAGGTTTATCTTGAAAGCCCCACATATTTCGGTGAATTGAAATGATAATTTGTGAAACAGAAAATGGTATAGGATTAAGTTGGCGTGAAAATAACAATGTGAATTATAATGAAATAAGTCATAATGAATTTCGGCCTTATTTCTTTGTAAAGAAGAAAAACAACTTACCGCTTACTGCTCACATTAAGGATAATTTAGGAAAGTTGCAAGTCAATCTTACATACGAAGAAGGAGATTATCACAATCTTCAAGGTCAAGAATTAGTCAAAGTAATGTGGCGACCGAATAATCCTAAGTATGCTAGAAAATTACAAGCAACTTTTGGTGAAACATATGAAGCAGATGTAAGATATCATTACAGATACGCAGTTGATGAAATCAAAGAAATGCCTGAATATGAAATGCGTAAATGGTTTTGGGATATGGAATGGGTATCTGATGACCATGACTATGAAGGAGCAATTACTTGTATTGTTGTGTATGATAACTTTGGTGAAAAATTACCAAAAGACCCTATGGATATGTTTAATCCTGATTACGAAACAAAAGAGTTTGGAAAATATACAACCTATGTATGGTTTCCTCACTATCAAGCAACTGATGAAGAAAGAGAGAATTTACCTTTATTCACATATCCTTCTCGTAACGAAGGGGTTCGTATCTTTGAAAGTGAAAAAGAAATGCTTAATGCTTTTCTAGAAGATGTAGAAGAAATGAATCCTGATATGTTAATTTCATGGTTTGGATGGAAGTTCGATTTACCTAAGTTAATTGAAAGAATGGTATTCAATGGTCTTGACGCTAGAAGACTATCACCTTTCAATGAAGTATCAGGAGTATATTGGAAAAACAAACCAAAAATGAGTAAGAAGGTACAAAATTATTCACCCATCTATCAACCGATAAAAGGTAGAATATGTTTAGCCTTAGAACACGTTTTTGAAAGACAATGGAATGATGCTCAAAGAGGAACATTACCTTCATTGGCTTTAGACTATGTTGCTGAAACTTTACTAGGACAAAAGAAACTAGTGAGTGAAAAATTCCCTGATAAGAATGAATTCTTTGCTAAGGGA